ATACGGCCACCCCCTGCGAGTCGGTGACTTCATATAGGTAAATGAGGTTCTCTTTCGTAGAATAAAAGCTCATTTTCTCCCTCTCCCCTCTTCTATGTCGAGAAGGTGAATATCGTTGAGCGCACGAACCATACGCTTGAGGTTTTTCACGCCCTCCTCCTCATTGCCGTTGTTGATCTGTTCTACGGCCAACTTGCTGCACAATTCTGCCTTAGCAGATAGGTACTCTTTATTCATTTACTTGCCCTCTCTCTCAGTGTTCATATCCACACTCACAATTTAGTGCGGGATCTAGCTCATTCTCACACTCAACGCAAGTGTCAGAATTATATTCTTTACGGTCATACTCTCTCTCACACTTATCGCAAGTGATCCATTCAGAATTGTCATCAAAGGCCGGATCTACCGCATAATAGTAATCGCTCACTACTCGCCCTCTTTCTCTATTGGATGTAGGTATCCACCCATTGATGCGGCAAGACCGGTATAGATCGTGACCTCGCCCTCACTCTCGACATATGCGCCTGGCATATTCTCGCTTACCCACTCCTTCAATTCCTGGATCGTATCTACTTCACTTAAACTTAACACGCTATCGCCTCCACTTCTAGGCCGGCCAGTGCATAGGCCTTCACAATAGCCTTGGCCCTGGCCTCAGTGAGATCACACTCTCCTAACACTTCTCCGCTATCTATTAGGCGAAGAATAGTGGGGAGCTTGATCCTGGCGCTCACGCGCTCACCTTCTCTCGTGCCTGGCCGGCTTCTAATAATTCTTCTATTTGGCCAAATACACTGAACAAGGCCAGCTCGTGCGCTGCCTTTAACTTTTCCAAATTATATCGGAGCGCTTCTACTCGGCCAGCTAGCTCGTGTAGATCAGTGTACATAGTATGCTTCTCGAAGTAGAAGCCGGCAGTACCGCTCGCCTCCACTGTACACTCGCTAATTACACTCCAATAGGCCTTCTTCACCTTATCGTGATAGGTATATACCTTCACGCGATAGTTATTCTCCAGCGTGTAAGTATCTACACACTTCCTCGTGATCTCGTTCACTAGCTTCTCGTGTTTAACGTTCACTTTCTTCCTCCTTCATAAGTGAAGTAGAAGTCCTACTTCTCACCCTCCTCCGCTATTGCTAGCGAAGAAGCGTGAGCTGCGTACTTCTATGCCTTACTATACCCCATAACTAGGGTAATTGCTTCAATATCCAGGCGAGTGTATCTATTCTCCCCTGATAGTAGGAGTAAGTCTCCTTCTCGCCTACACTCTCGCGCAGGCGCTCGAAGATATACTCGGCCTCCTTCTCGATGATCTCTCTCACTTCTTCACTCTCTCTCTCGCATAATTGAAGGCTTTCTCGGCCCTATCTAGGAAGTACTCCGCGCTAGTACTATCTTTCTTATTAACCATTAACATATACTTCCCCAAATTCTCGGCCACTGCCCTATCGTAATCCGGGCCGTATCGCGTAACACTGGCCAAGGCTAGTATCCTGGCCTTATCCTCCTCCACTCCTTCTCGTGTCGGCAGTGTGCAGCTATCTAGGTGCATTAATGGAATAGTTACCACTTGCCGGCCTCCTCCGCATAACACTGGGCAATAGATCCCCAGCAATACCCCTGGCCTGGTACGTACCAAATATGGCCCAGGAGATACCAGGCTCCCCACAATAGGAGCGCTCCCAGGATCATCATTACTCCCCAGCCCCTAGGCGTTAATCTCCTCATATTCTCGCTCCCCACATACGCGCCAGTTCCTGGGCCGTAATCGGCCTACGGGCCTCCGGAGTGATCTCATAACACGCTAGGCATATGCCTCCTGGGAATAGCGCCAGCGTGTCGGTACTAGCCTGGCAAGTCTTGCAAATAGTGGCGCTCACTTGCCGGCCTCCGCTAGTGCGTAGGCCTCGCGCTGGGCCTTCCAAGATATAGCGGAGAAGGTGATATATATGCCAGTCAATGTCTGCCAGGCTTCGCTTCTAGTACTTCCAAGATAGCCAAGTGTTAGGTGAAGTGGATCATAGTGAGCGCTCATATACTTACTTCCGCCAGTGGCGAAGATACGCCAGGCGTTGCCATAAGTAGGTGATCCATATTGAAGGATTAAGTGAGGAGTACGCATTGACTCGTAAACTTCTTCACCTAATACTTCTCCTTCTAATAGGCCGGCTTCTCTCATATATTCTTCAATGGCCTTCACTCGTGTTTCTAGTTGTGCGTTACTTATTCTCATTACTATTCTCCTTATTTGCTAGGCGTGTCTTAAGTGTGAAGTTATGGATATCTTGCCAAGACTTCAAATTATTTTCTTCGATTATTTTCTTATTATTTTCAATAATTTGCTGCGCGGATAATCTAATCACTTTACTTCTCCTCCTAAGTAATCAAGCTCCGGAGTGAGCTTGATAGTGCCTAGGGTAATCTACCCCATACGCGTAGGCAACACTTAGCGCAGTTTATTTGGTAACGATTTGGTAACGATATCCGGCCCAGCTTGGTGCAGCAATTATCCTAGGCCTGGCGATAGTAGGCCCAGGCTATTGGGCCGGAGGAGTGTTACTTAATTAATAGGACTTAGGGGTAAGGGTGCGCCGGCGCCGTAACTATAGTCAGCCCCAATAGAATTTATAGACCAAAGTTATCCACAGCCCTGTGGACAGTTGGCAACGCGGTCGGGCGTGTCGCCCTCGACCACCCGGGTATGTTAAATTCCCGCGATGAGAGAGTAATACTCCCCAACAAAAAATATTTGCTAAAGTGAAGCTAAAAGTGGCTCTGAACAGCACTTATACTGTATGTGATCAAGGTCACATAAATAAAACGGGAAATGCTCTAAATTTCCTGCCTTAGTATACAGTAGGGGAGCAAAGCGGGGAGAGCTTTGCGACCCGTTCGGTTGGCCTCTTGCGAGGCCCCTAGGCCGAGTACTGACTTACCCCTCACTTCGCTGTGGCTCGCTCGGGCGCCAAGCCCGACGGCTCCGGTACCTTTTAGTCGGGTGAGGTCTATCTAATACTAGATCCGATAAATTGCTCAGCCCGATAATAAAATCACTTCCGGCCCAGCCGGTCTTAGGAGTCCAATGGCTGACAACTCGGCTGATATAGCTAAGCGAGTCATCCTCGGCGCTGTCGCAGAAGGTATGACCATTGATGCCGCTTGCGGCTCTGCCGGCAAGTCCATTAAGACTTATGAGTATTACCGGCGCACAGATAAAGTTTTTGCAGATAAGGTAGATCGAACCCGCCTAGGGTTAAAGGATAAGCAGTTCGCCTCCGGCGATGTCCACGACTTGACCTTTACAGAGTTCCGGCAACGTTTCCTGCATAGCCGTACCTTCCCCCATCAGCAGAATATCGTAGATGTAATCGAGGGTAGAGAGCCTGGTTGGTTACACCCCTCTATGAAGTTTGAGCCAGGCTTGGCAGCAAACCGCGTCCTGATAAATATCCCGCCCAACCACGCCAAGTCCATCACGATTACGGTGGACTACGTGACCTGGCAGGTATGTAGGAATCCTAACTTTAGAGTATTGATTGTATCCCAAACGCAGCAGTTAGCTGCCGACTTTCTCTACGCCATCAAGCAGCGCCTGACCCATCCAATGTATCAAGAGCTTCAGGCAGCTTATGCTGCTGGCGTAGGGTTTAATTCCAAGTCTGCTTCGTGGCAGGCAACCCGTGTCACCTTTGGTGATGAACTCCGTGAGTCATCTGAAAAGGACCCGAACATCGAGGCCGTTGGTATCGGTGGTCAGATCTACGGTAAGCGTGCCGATATGATTATTGTAGATGACGCGGTCACGCTAAAGAACGCCAATGAGTTTGAGAAGCAGATCCGCTGGTTAACCCAGGATGTGCGTTCCCGTCTTAACCCTACGGGTAAACTGATTATTATCGGAACTCGTGTGGCCTCGGTGGATCTATACCGCGAGCTACGCTCAGAGGACCGCTACCCTGGTGGCCAAGTTCCTTGGAAGTATCTAGCGATGCCGGCCCTGCTTGAGGCAGATGAAGACCCCGACAAGTGGGTTACGTTATGGCCAGCATCCGATGCTCCATTTGATGGACAGTTAGAATCTGATAAGAACGAAGACGGCCTCTATCCTCGCTGGTCTGGACGTAACCTTTACAACGAACGCCAAGCAATGGATGCAAGCACCTGGGCTTTAGTATATCAACAGCAAGATGTTTCTGAAAACGATGCCTTTGATCCGGTATGTGTTAAGGGATCTATTGACGGTATGCGTAAGGCAGGTAACCTAGTTGCCGGTCACCCAGGCCATCCTAGAGACTTAAATGGCTTTACTTATATTTGCGGTCTTGATCCTGCAATGATTGGCGATACTGCAGCTATCTGCTACGCCATTGACCGATCAACGAGCAAGAGGTACATAGTAGATGCTATTAAAATTAGCCGCCCGTCTCCAGCCGATATCCGTAATCTTATTTTTGATTGGACAGCC